GTATCAAACCATTATCCCAGGTACAGACAATTAATGGTATACCAGGGATGAAATTTATAGATAAAATGAATATGGATACATCTATAGGCTTTCCTTTAACTGGAGCTAAAACCAACTATATAGTTGATTTGGAACCCGATGAAGTTTACCAGGAGAAGCAGACTTTCGTGCCTGAAATTATGGAAGAAATTGGACGTGTCCTGGATACATATAAGAGGGGTGAAAGAGCTTATTGTACAATGAAAGGTTGTAAGAAAGATGAAGTTCTACCTAGTGATAAGGAAAAATGTAGGATATTCTATGGAGCCCCCATATCACTAACTTATCTTATCCGTAAATATTTTTTACCCATAGTTCGTATTATGCAGATGAACCCATTGTTGAGTGAATGTGCTGTGGGTATCAATGCACATTCTGATGAGTGGGACAAATTGTTTAAATTTATTAGAACTCATGGTGATAAAAATATTTTTGCTGGTGATTATTCTAAATATGACCAACGTATGCCAACACAGTTGATTATCGCTGCATTACGCATACTTATTGACTTCGCTAAAGAATGCGATTATACAAATGAAGATATCACCATCATGAGGGCTATGGTGAGTGACATAAGTTCACCCTTTATTGCGTTCAATGGAGACCTTTTACAACTCATTGAAGGTGGTCACATTAGTGGTAATTCTCTAACTGTGATCATCAATGGTATAGCGGGAAGTTTGAATTTACGTTGTGGATATTTTCATTTTTACCCTCGAGAACTAGATTCATTTCGACATCATGTCTCCATTATGACGTATGGCGATGACAATGCCGGTAGTGTATCCAAATCTAGGAAAAGGTTTAATATTAGAGATTTTTCTGCATTCCTCAGTGAATATGGACAAACGTATACAATGCCTGACAAGGAGTCGAAGTTGGTTCCATATATGTCCATATCAGATACAGAATTTCTTAAAAGGAAAAGCGTTTATCATGCTGCTTTGGGGTATGAGATAGGTGCCTTGAGTGAGACATCCATTATGAAGATGTTACATAATCATGTTTGGTCGCAAGAAAGATCCAGACAGCAAACTATGGAAAGTGCATCAGCGCAAAACATAGG